GCACCATAAGTGGTAGAAATATAATTCTTAAGAGCTTCGATAGACTCATCTTCTTTGTATTTTCTAGTACAATCTTTTTCTATACCAGGTGTTGTAATATGATGTGCTATTGCATCATCATTATCAGAATATGTTGTAAATGGACCTGGCATCTCACTTACAAGATAATCAACTGAATCTGCATAACTATCACCACTATCACCACCAGCAATAGGGATAGTATCAGCAGTGTTGCCAGTTCCAATATTAATTTCTATGTTACCAGTCATAATAGGAAAGTTTTCATCAAGTGTACCGTTGAGAGTGTCATGTGCTAAACTCCATGCATTAACCATATTCAAATAAGAAATTGTTCACAAGATTCTCTGCCTTTTCTTTTCCAAACTTGGCAGCAAGATAACCTCCTACTGGATCAAGTTTAGTCATGTAAGCATCAAAATCTTTATATACACTGGTATCGGTTCCAGTGGGTTTCTCTAATTCTATCATATCTTTGTAAGTAGTCAAGTACTTAACAAACATATCTAAATGTTCATCAACCTCATCTGGTTTACAGTATCTTACAAAGATATTATCAGAGAAGTGATTACCCTTCTCAAAGAAACGATAGTCTTCTGTTGCTACTGGCAATCCTTCTACACGATATGGATATTTCTCTTTAGGATGTTGAAAATCAAAAACAACAATAACCTTCTTCTCACTGAATGCCATTAGATCCATACCAAAACAAGGAAGGTTACTTCCCGTCTTTGGATATGCTATGCAGTTAAAGATGTCAGCATTCTTACCATCCGTAATATCCACTTGCCTTGATTTAATAAAGTGTGGATGTGAATGAGTGATGGCATTGAGATAGGTTCCTTTACCTTCCCAACTTGCCCACAGACCTTCTATCTTCATAGGTAGAATTGATCTGTAGGCACTTATATAATTCTGCCAGATGGTCATACTTCCTCACTAGGATTTAATTCAAAGTCAGCATCTACTTTATCGTATAGTTCCAAGAAGGACTGTTTGGTTTCATCATCAAATCTGTTTACACAAACTTTGATTGCCTTTGCTTTATCTTTGAAAATAGAGAAGGCACGAACAATGTGAACCAATCTACGAGTACTGATGATCTCTTCAATACCACCATCATAGAATGTTTTACGGATGATGTCACCCCAATCTACGAGTCTTGCAAGGAAATCAGTATCAGTAACACCAAGATTAGCAGCAACCCCACCAAGTATTTTCTTCTCAATATTTGGTGATGGATAGTCCTGCTCAAATGTTACAGGGAATCTTTCGAGGAATGCTTCATTGAGCACGTTGGTTCCAATGAATCTTCCGTCGTCGGATCCTTTACCCTTTGTGTTTGCGGTGGCGATGACGTTAAATCCGTTTGCGGGTTTAACAACTCTTCCAATCTTTTTAAGGAAGACACCATTTCCCTCAAGGATGCTCTGAAGGCAGAGGATCTTGTTTGAGGCAAGGTCGATTTCATCGAGGAGCAAGATTGCACCTCGCTCAAGTGCTTCGATGACTGGGCCATTGTGCCATACGGTCTCACCATTAACAAGACGGAAACCGCCAATAAGATCATCTTCATCTGTTTCGATTGTAATATTAACTCTTACAAGTTCTCTCTTTAGTGTAGCACATGCTTGCTCCACAGAAAAGGTCTTGCCGTTACCTGATAAACCAGTAAGGAATATTGGGTAGAATTGCTTTGATTGAATTATCTTTTTAACATCAGCGAAAGGACCAAACTTAACAAAAGTATTATCTTGATCAGGAACTAAATTTTGCTCTGAAGATGGTTGAACAGCAGGAGCACTAAATGATTTTTCAATATTCTCAACTGCTCTTGTAGTAACCTCAAGATTCCACTTACCCTTACCAACATTATATTGTTTGATTTTCTTTGTGACAGTTGAGTAACCAATATCATTCATGGCACAAAATGCTCTCACATCAGGTGCTGTAAATTCAGTACCAAAAGTTTCTTTCAATCCGTCAAAAACTTGCTTTTCTGTCATCTTTAATTCAAAGGTCATAATGTAATTTGTTTTCAATATACCTATCATACATCAAAAAGGGGGTTAAAAAACCCCCAGTGGACACTTATATTATTGGTTGTATTTTTTGATACTCTCTTCCCATTCCTTCATACTACTCTGACACTGACCTTCATTTTCTTTAGGATCTAATTTATTATACCCATTCCTTTTTTTCCATTCATTATACATTGCTCCCATCATCCATGATTGAGAAAGACTCTTGGGTCCATCCATCAATAATTCTAGTTGCTTACCTGAATAGTAAGGTACGGATTCTTCTCTCCAATTGGAGTCATCATAATTTTTCTGCATTTTCAGAACCTCCTAATGTTTCAGATCCACCGACTGCAAATGGATTATATTTTGCTGTTGCGATACGATACATCTTTTCATGCATCGTTACAATCTCTTCAGCATCCTTTTCAAAATCAGGTGTTGATTCATGACGTGATGAATAGTTACCATTGTCAGTTGCAATAGGCATCCTATCTAAAGGATTGTCAAACCAATCATTAGGATCATTCTTCTTGTATTTTTCTGGTAGTGGTTCTAATTTAAAATCATCACCCCTATGAGATCCAACAAAAATGTTTTTGAAATTTCTCTTTAAGGAATTAAAAATGTTCATGTCTTTATCCATAAGTAAAAGTTTTTCCTTTGATTTGTGATTGACCTTCTGGGTTTTTACCACCCGCTTTGAATTTACCTACACCAATTCTTTTCTTTTTACCCAATCCACCTTTTCTTGTTGCTGATAGTGTACCAGTTTTTTTCGTTTGTGTCAAAACAGAGTCTTGACCATACTTTTTACCAAGTGCTTTTACTGCTTTCTTAAACTTTCTCTTACCCTTCTTACCAGAAGTGACAACATGACTTCTTTCCTTTACCCTTGTTTCTTTTCCAGTTTTGTCGTCTTTCTCAACATATGAACCAGTTACTTTAGTAGCACCAGGTAAACCCTTACCTTTTATATCACGATCTAATTGTTTTGCTCGTGCTCTATTCTCCTTTGCAGATTTATCACCTCTAGATGCAGACATTGTAGCCATGCCACCTTTATCGGATTTACTCTTGATTCTACTTAAACTGCTCTCATCTAATCGAGAACAAAACTCTTGAAATGTTATCATGCTACCAGAGAAATGAATTCACTCAGTACCTTTTTATTTAGTTTTTTAACTTTCAGTGACTTAACAAATGCCCTTTTAATTTGTGCTTTTGTTGCTTCATCATTTACATCAAATTCAGAATCATCTGCAAGATTATCTGATGACATTGCAATGTATGCATCATAACCCGATTTAGTGATTACACAACTCTTTGATTTTCTCCATGTATCAATAAGTTTTTCATTATATGGTTCATGCATTGAAATGAATCTTTTTGCTTCACGAGGATTGATAACACGAATACCAATAAAGTTCACTGTTGGGAATCTATCTTTTAGATTGTAAAGTAAAGTATTGGTATAAGTATGCCACCCATAATCAAAGGTATATGTTTTACCAAGTTTACGGTCACGCAATACACAGTGATTAGGATTAACATTACGCTTACCCATATATGGTTTATCTTCCCAATCACGTTCTACTTCTTTATAATATGGAAGATGTCCTGCTTCACCATCAGTTAAGACAATACAATGTGCCTTTTCTAATTTATACTCTTTCTGAAATTTAGGAAGGATTTGATGTAATGTAATTAGAGTTTCATTTAATGGAGTTCCAGATAAACCAACAGCATATGGTACTTGATACCAAGTCTGATATTGATTACCATAAGCAGCAGACATTCTCCAAACATTAATCATCTGTTGCTCTAGAGTTTTAACATTCACTTTACTAGTGAACATATTCATTAGTGCAAAATCTTCATCAACAACAATATCATTTTCTTTTGGTTCTACGTGAGGTGTTAATTGAATACCATATCTACTTTGATTTTCATCAACCTGTTGAGTTCTCATTCTCCACTCATTAGTAAATGCATAAACCTCAAAAGGAATATGTACTTTCTTACAGAACCACATGAGATTGAAAAGTTGCTTGCAAGTATCTTGAAGAACATACTGCATAGAACCAGACCAATCAAGAATGAATACTAGACCATGATTCTTACCATCAGGAAGAACAGTTATCTTTTTGAAGATATCTTCATTGAACTTATATGTATGAAGAGCAGAAGTATCAAGAACACCAGTTCTACTGGTTGCAGCACGAGCATATGCTGATGCTGACTTCTTCATTTCAAATTCTTTTACAAGATAGTTGACTTCTTTTTGAGCACTTCTTTTGAATTTGAAAAACTGTTGATCAATATCATTGAAAAGAACTACATCCTTTCTCCAATAATCTGGTCCTTTTTCTTTTAAATTTTCATCAAATCTTACTTGCTGTGATGCAAAATCATCATCTATTAATTTATGAACATCTTCATTAGAAGCAATTATAGTATCAAGATTTACTTCTGGAATTTCAAGATAAGTATTTTCTATACCATCTGAATTAGCAAGATCTTGAAGTTTGTCTGCTAATGATTCAGCAGTTTTGACTTCAGGTTCTTCATCTATAGAATCGCTATCAGCATGGCTCCCACTATTATTAACATCAATGCTATCCCCGTCTTCCATAGGAGAAGAAGTATCATCGTTAGAAGAGGAAGACTCATCACCACTAGAAGGGTCAGTAGAGAGATCCCCACTACCTTTGATATTGTCAACAGTGTCCTGTTCAAGGTCTTCTTGTTCAGATTCAGAAATTTGTTCCTGCTCCTGCTGCTTCTCTTGCTTGCAGAAATTATATAACGCTTCTGCTGCTGCGATGGTGTCAGTAAAGGTCTCGGCATTTTCTATTAGAGTGATAATCTCCTGTTCAGGAGTTGAAAAAGGTATGTTAAGGAATGAACCAATTTTGAAATGTAAATTAGCACGATCAGCAAGATTAAGATTACTAATATCTTCACCATCTAACTCAAAGAAATTCTTCTCATGTAATTCATTATATGCTTTATAGAAAGTTTTGGCAATACCCATATACTTTCTCTTAATCAACTTCTCAATCCTTGCATCCTCAACCACATTCACAAAGGTTTGAGGAACACTATTCATCCAGTCCCATTCATCAGGTGTAAAGAGTGCGTGTCCAACCTCATGACCAACAAGCATATCATATACTACATTGCTTGCTTTTTCCCAGAGGGGAAGGATCAATACACGAGTGTGAACATTGAACTGTGCAGTTTCAACTTGCTTATGCTCTACTATAAGATCTTCAGTAGCAAGCAACTTTGCTAGTTGTGACTTGATTTCGAACTTTACTGCCATGCTTTTCCTTTTGTATATATCCATAATACGACGAAACCCGCCTCGATGGACGGGTTTGTAGACACTTTATCAACTGTCTGCGTCTTTCTCTTGCAGACCGCAGTGCTTGTGGTTTAAGTTTTCGTTTCGGTGGCTTGCCCGAATTGTGTTGCCAGTTTGGAGTGGTCATGATGACACTATACTCGAAAATCCTTTTACTTTTTCAAATTTTGTGACACTATCAAATCTGTCTTCAAGTCCTACCTTATGAGAAATTACAAAAACGTTAGCATCCTTTATAACATATTTAATAATCTTTAAAAATTCCTCTGTTCCAAATCCATCAAGAGAACTGTCAAATATCTCATCCATTATAAGGAGGTTAGTATTGACAGAGTTCTTCATTCGAGCAACCTCTCTCCAAGTAAACAGGAGTGCTAGGTCAATTCTCATCTTCTCACCCTCACTGAAAGAGGCATAAGAAAAATCCTCATGGATTGGGGACTGAATGGTTTCATTAAATTCTTCATCAAGTGTGAAGTTAATATAGAAGTCCATCATCTGAAGATAACGGTTTACCTGCTGATTAATCAGTGGCAGATACTTCTTTATAATCTTGGATTTGACTCCACCATCTTTAAGTAAACCATACGAGAAATCGTAATAGCTAATAGAATCCTTTTGGGATACTAGATCATTGTATGTTTCTGTTAAACTTTTTTTAAAGGTTTCTAACTTCTCATGTTCAGTATTTCTGTTTTCAAGTTGATTGGTAAGTGTTTGAATTTCATTTTCAAGATCTCTGATTTGTCGTTGACATCCAGAAATCCTAGTATTGTTTTGAGAAATGCCATTATTGAGGTTAGTAATCTCCTTTGATAAGTTTTTAAATTGATGCTCTCGCTCTTCTTCTTCTTTAATTGCCTGTTCTAGTTCTTGATAACCAGATTGCAACTCCTTTGCTTTAGTTTGAGCATCATCGATTTTATTTATTCTAAACTCCTCTCCAATGGACTGTGTGCATGTAGGGCAAACCGTGTTCTCTGTGAAGAACTTATGTTCTTTAGTAATCGTTGCTACTTTCTGGGATATTTTACCTTTAAGATTTCCTAACTGACGAAGTTTTTTTCCAGAACCTGTTACCGTTTCCTGTTCTTTAATAAGTTCTGTTACATTACTTTCTTTGATTTCATTATGCTCAATATGAGTATCAATTTCAATTCCCAATACTTTTATTTTACTTTTCTTATCTGTTATATTCTTTTTACCACGCATTTCTAACTCTTCAATAAAGTTCTCTTGCATATGAACCTTATCATTAAGAGATTCTTTTTTAAGAGTGAGAACTTTTATTTCCTCTCTTCTCTGACGTATCTTATCCTTTATAATATTATTCATAGAAGAGAAGATTTTAATATCAAGTAAATCCTCAATAACCTCTCTACGGTTTGGTGCAGTCAATTGCATGAATGGAACAAATATACTACTACCAAGAATAACAATCTGGGTAAAAGATTTGTAATTCATTTTAATTACATTCTGCTCCAACCACTTTTGCTGATCTGCAGAATGTGAGAACTGATCTAATAATCTACCATCTTTCCATATCTCAAAAATATTTGGTTTAATTCCTCTGATGACTTTCCAACAAATTCCATTAACAGTAAACTCTACTTCTACCTTCGAATCCTTTTCATTAACAGTATTAATTAACTGACTCTTACTAATCTTACGAAATGGTTTATTAAACAAACTAAAAGTCAATGCATCAAGCACTGTGCTTTTACCTGTACCATTTGTACCAACAATTAAATTGGTATCATGTTCAGTAAAATTTATTTCAGTAAAATGGTTTCCAGTGGATAAAAAATTCTTCCAGCGTACCTTTTCAAATAAAATCATCGTGTTTCAATGGAGGAATAACAATATCATTCTGGGTTATAACAGTATACCTGTAATCGTTCATATTGCAAGTTTTAAGCATCAAGTCATCATCAACTTCTATGACATGCATTTCAGGATAGTCCTGATCTTCTAACTGTAAAGCGAATCTAACTGCATCATCTTCTTGTTCAAATAGGTAGAGAACTTGTTCTCCTTCTATATTTCCTACAGAATATGCACCATCATTTTCCTTTCCTTTGACAGTTAGTATATACATTATACCACCTCACATGCCTCTTGGTAAACATCTTGCATAATTTTTTGAACCACAGATTTATCTAAAGTAATTTCTGACTCATCAATATACCTGTTAAGGATTGACATAGTATCTTCAGATTCAAATGCTTCAAAATCATCAGGTTTATAATAACCACCAAACTCAAAATTTTCTACAATCTTAAGTTCAGATATATTTGATGCATATAATTTATCAATAAACTTTTCAAATTTTTTGATGTCAGTTTTCTTACGAACAATAAGTTTTACAATTTTATTTTCATATGGTCTGGAATCAAAAGTTTGATGATCGGTATCATCATAGAAAATTTTATAAAATACTTTATAAGGATTGTTAACAGGAGTATGCTCTAAAGTTTCTGTATCGAAGAAGTGAAAACCTCTGTCGCTATCATAATCATTCCAATAGATCTCATAAGGATTACCCAAGTAATAGATATTGTCATTATTTGATCTTGTATGGAAATGACCAGAAAATGTTTTCTCAAACTTTTTAAAGTATTTCATATCAAGACCATGATCCATTAGAATCTGTTGAGTTACTACAAAACCATTCAGTTCTAAATGACCCATACAAACAGGAGCTCTTGATTTTTTAATTAAACCAATGCTTGATTCATAATTATCCTGATTGATCCAAGGAACAAGAAGGATATTTAAACCACCTACCTCTATACTACTAACTTCAGAATATACTTTTACATTATTATATTCACGTAGTAGAAGATCTATTGCATTTACATCATTAGTATTCTTATAATATGCTGTATGATTACCAACAATAGTATGGACAGTGATGCCCATGTCACGGAGACGATCAAAATAATAATCCTTTGCCCATGATAGTGCAGCAAAATCTATTCCTTTTCTACTATCAAAGGTATCACCCATATCAATGACTGTGGTAATACCTTCCTTTTCTATGGCAGGAAAGAAAATATCATTATAAAACTTTAGAAAATAATCATGAAAGAATTTGGAATTCTTTCTTGCTCCAAAGTGCTGATCAGTTATGATTGCAACTTTCATTAATTACGTAATTTCGCATGTACAGCATCTTTGATTGAATTATATTCCGCATAGTTAGATCCGTCAATACTATTGTTATCATCAAAAACTTCTTGATAACCAGATCTCTCAATAATTTTATTCTTAATATCTAACTGACGTTTCTCTCTTTGTATTCTGCGAAGAAAGGCATAATGTATAATCTGTGTGAAGTAAGCAAAAGGGTTCTTGGATTTTTCAGGATCAAAGTTGTGTATGTATTGAACACAATTTTCAATTCCGTCGGAGATCATATCCTCCTTAAACATGTAGTTTACAAAGTTTGGTTTGAATGATAAGTGGTTAGCAATCTTTAAAAAACATTCTCCAATATATCTTGGTATCTCTGGTTTGGTATCCCATTTAGATGCTCTACCTACTTTATCAGGTGGTTCACCATATTTTTTAATATATCTAATCTCAACATCTTCACGGTATTTAACTAAAGCAGCAAGGAACTCCTTATTGTTAACATAATGCTCGGATCTTTTACGTCTTGCCATAGTTTTACCAGGAGCTATTGCCATAAGTCTTTACCACTATTATGTAGATATTATAACACTTCTGGAGACAGTTGACAAGGTGACGAAATAACAGTAGAATAACTCTGTCAGGGTTCAAGGGTTAGTTTTAGGTTTATTAAGTTTATAAAGTTTCTCTAGTAATTCTTTAGCATCATTTACGTTAGCAATATAACCCATCTCTTTATTTAAAAGTTCTTCATTACCTCTTTCTTTAGAGGATTGTCGAATAAAATTTTGATACATCATTATAATTTCCATATCATTAGATTCGGATATTGTTACTACATGATCCATATTCATAACAAACATATCTTCACTTGTTGTTTTTAACCAAGGTTCTACTTTATAACCAACTACACCTTTTTTAATTTTAATTTCGGACACGATGACGGGGTGATGAAGTATCAACATAGTTCGATCTTCTTCTTCAGAAGCAGCAACTCGTGCGAATACCTCCTCTCCTGAATGTAATTTTAGTGTTGCATAAAAATCGTCTTCGATCATGTCTTTAGTTGGATTGTAATTATCTCATAGTTAAAATTTTCTTCATTGTAAATTTTAATTCTTTCTATAAAATGGTTTAGTGTGTAATTTCTTTTTGACCCTTTAGTACAGTCATCAGAAATATCATATAGTATCGCCTTTACTTTGTTTGTTCCTTTTCTAAGAACTCGTCCAATACTTTGCAAGTTGCGTATGCGTGATTTACTTGGAGAAGCAAAGATAACATTATGGAGGTTTTTAATATTGATACCAGTTGAGAATGTACCATAGGATGCAACGATAATTGCGTTGTTTTCTGTTTCGGTTATTTCCCTTACTTGCTCTCGTTCTTCTGCATCTACTCCACCATGAACAAAAAATACTTGGCGATCACTTTGCTTACTTCTATTTATTAAATCGTAAAGAACTTGACCGTGTGCTTCTACCCTACTATAAAGAATTAGAGTATTACCTCCCAAATCTAATGTAAGATTTTTGATAAAGTTATTTCTTTTTTCATGTGATATTAAATATTCTATCTCATCATTATAAGTATCAAACTTTCGAGGATCGTGTTTAAGAACTAAACATTGTATATCTAATTGAGAAAGATGTCCCTGTCTCATTAGTTCATCTGTCTTGGTTACTTTATATGATGGACCAAACAATCCTTCTAGTACCCACTTATGAGTTTGAGTTCCATCTAGTGTTCCAGTAAATCCAAATCGATACTTGGCATGTTCTAATTTTGACATTATAGATACTAAAGACTTACTCTTAAAAAGATGTGCCTCGTCTCCAATGATCACATCATAGTCTGTAAAGAATGATCTTTCTAATTTATAAACAGATTGCCAAGTGGTAATAGTAACAGGAAACTCATTAGTCTTATCTTTCCCAGAATATATCTTATGACACCATGACTGACTATCCCATCCGTATTCTTCGAAATCCTTATACATCTGCTCTACAAGAGATGTCGTCGGAACAACTAAAAGAATTTTTTTCCCTTTATCTACATAATACCTTACAAGAGCGTAAATCATCAAGGATTTGCCTGAAGCAGTTGGTGATATCAGTAGCTTTCTATTATGTTTTAGTGCATCGTATACTCCCTCAACTTGATATTTTCTGGGGGAGTGATTACAAATAGATGTCATATAATCTTTGACACCTTCATATGATATTGTATCATTCTCCTCATAAGGAGTTCCGTAATATTCGTTATCTACAAACTTATATGTGTAATCGTGTCTTTTACAGAAAGATATAATTCTATCTAATAACCCAACATAAATTCTTTTTGATCTTAAATCAAATAAATGTATCTCACCATTCCAATTGCGATTGCGATATTGAGGCATGAATTTTGCACCCTCAACTTCAAAAGTAAAATGATCCCTCAATTCATATTCAATATGAGGTTCAGCATTTACCTTTAAAAATACTTCATTCGCTTTAGATATAACAAGATTGGCTCTTTTGTCAATCACATGAGTCCATACATCTAAAGGTATTTAGATACCCTTGTCAACCCATCCCAGACTGGAATCTCATATACTCAATAGCATTCTTAATCTGAAATGTTCTGTTCTGTATTACCTTAAGAATACTTTCAATATAAACAAGCATCGTATCATAATAATCTATCTTTAAATTTGATGTAGATAACTTTTCATCTGCATCAAGATACTTGGTCATGGTATCTTTATCTCTTATCTTCTTTGGAAATGGATTCTCAATATAAACATCTGGGTCTGCTTTCCCACTAAAATACTCATACCGTTCATGACGGATGTTCTTTCTTTGTTGTTCTGCTTTCTTTCTTAATAGAAAGATTGTATTATATAATTCAAAATACTTTGCATGTAGAGAGGGGATATTTAATGACTCCGTATGAAGTTCATCTGGATTTATTTTTGAATCTTTCTCCCACATCTCTTGAAGTTTATCAAGAGTAATACTCATAAATCTTTATTTTCTAAATCGGTTAAGTCGTATATAGTATACTTGAAAGTTGCCTCTGCTGTAAAGTACTCTATATCAGTATCAGTTGCATCAAATGTAATTGTAGATAATGATACTGGGAATAGGTCTTTAAAATTAACATTAAATTTAGCAACCAAGTTACTGCTTAAAATTTGAAGAGTGCCATCAGAATAAATGTTATCTCCTCTATTTGCAAACCTTGGTTTAATAACTGCTTCCTTTTCCAAATCTGCAAAATCTTTAAGACTGTCTGGAAAACCAAGACCACGAATCCATCTCTGCAGTTCCATATAATTGACAAGATCTTCATCAACCATGAAACGTATACTTAAATCACCAAAATCTATTTTATCACCTGGTGTTGGAATATCCCTCAAGTAAGATGGTTGGTTTGCCACACCAAGATCCATCGATGGAATATTTGCTTGGTTACAAAAAAATGCAGCAGCAGGACTTCTCTTAAGTGTAAATTTAAAACCAGTAGGTGCTAGAAAATTCCTATTACTCAAAGGAGTTCCTGGTCTCTCTGCTGGTGGTTTTCTAACTGCCATTATAAGATACTTTTTAAATATTTAGGCAAAAAAAAGAGGGGTGGTTAGACCCCTCTACAATTAATACTTATCAATGTCCACCAATCTGTAGGATTTTCTATAAGGCTTATGCTTACCAATGATTTGAGGAATACATCCTAAAAGTTCAAATGGTTTAGATTTTACAGGAATTGTAGGAAGTCCAAGATCCTTTGCCACCATCAAGAATGAAGAATCAAGAAAATATTCAATAAAATTCTTAAATGCTTTTACTTTTTTTCTTGCTTCCGCAGGTACATGGTTGTTGGTAAAAAGAATAATCTTAACTGGATTATTGTTCTTAACAATAGCAGGAAGAATATGCTGACACCAAGCACGATATGCATAGGTATCGTTATCGCAACAAAGCAGGAAGATAGTTTTGTTATCTATAACATAACCTGCTTTCTCACAAAAAGCTTCATGCTTACCACGAACCTCTACTCTAACTAAAGGATCTCCACCACCAACACCTCTCTTTAAAATTGCATTAACAATTTTTGTAATGTTACCTGCAGAGAAACGTTTTTCGATATTAAGATCAGTAAAAAGAAAATTACGAATTGCTACTTCATTAAATTCAAGTTCATTATCTTTTATTAAAACTAAAGCACCTGATACAACTGATTCCATCTTACTTGGAAAAGCAGGATCATGTCTTAGATTATTATCTAATCCATCAATAACTGCTGCTTTTTTTGAAGAATCAGTTTCAGTATAAAAATATGCTGGAATATATCTTCCAGTTAATCCTGCTTTATACTTTTCCCATGCAGAAAGTATTCTTCCTCTACCATCTTTAATAATATCATCCAAAGTAAACATTGGAGGAATGTATTTTGTTAACCAACCATTAACATCATAACTATTATCAAACGCATCTAAACGTTCCTTAGTAAATGTTCCTTCTTCCCTAATACCATCCTGATACCACATCTCATCATCAGGATCAACGGTATCTAAATCAAAACTACCTATGTGTGAAAAAACGCCACTCTTTATCTCTGGTGGTGATGTTTCTTTATTATTATAAACATTCAGATCAATCTCTTGACCAAATACTATTATTTTTTGTGGCCCAACAATGGGCAATTGTGCGTAAGTCATAAAACCTCGTTACTAAAAGTGTTTAAGTTTGCCCACGGTGCAGAAGCGTTGCAGACATAATTATATAGTATCATAAAATTTTGAATTTGTCAAGCAATAAAAAAGACCCTTT